ACACACCTCAGTCAAGAAAAGAGTTGTTAGATAGTTTTGAAAACTTTAGAGTAGCCCAAGCAGCTAACAAACTTGATGAAATTCAAGATTTAGCAAAAGTTAACGAAAATGCCTTTAAGAGCCAAATCGATGACTTGCTTCGGCAAAATCCTGAGCTTGTAGATACAATTAATTCTAAGCTCGGTACTAAATTATCTCGTGCTGATATCGTAAACAAATTCTTTAGGGATGGAGAACCAAACCTAAAAGATGCTGTTAACTCGATTCGTGAAGTCCGTGACTTCCGTGGCAATCTGATTCGTAACCGCAAGAACCAGCTGAAGTTGGCATTGGAACAGAATCCAAGAGCAGTCACTCAGATACGAAATGAATTAGGCCGACGCTATTCAATAGATGAAATTGCCAAGCGTTATACAGGAAGCAAGTTAAACACTTCTCAGCTTCGTCGTGAAGCTAGCCAACAAGTGAAGATACTTGATACTCGTCTTAAAGACGACTTACGTGCTGCTACAGTTCTGAATTCAGGGCTGGAAGCCGAAATACTACGCCGTACAGGAATTGACATGAGTAAGTATGCCCAGAAATTAAAGACTGGCGAACTTACTGTAGAGGAAATCCTCCTTGCAGTTGCTAAACAGCGTAAGAAAGTTAATTCTTCCATTAGAAAAGACCTTAAGGACTTTGATAAATGGTGGAATAAATCCCTTGCCCACTTTAAAGAATTGGGCTTAATTAATCCGGAGAACGAGGTTACCGCTAAGGAAATTATCGCTCCAATCAAAGACGGCCAAGACTGGTATGGGATTGGTCCGTAATACTTATTCCAAAATCTTATAACCGTGTTATAAGACTCTTAATAGGCTGTGCCTAAAGGAAAACATTATGTCAGAAGAAAACACAAACATCGAAGAAACCGTAGAAACAACAACTCCAGAGACTCCTGTGGAAGCTCAAGAAGAGAAGAAAGAAAATATGGATGAAACCATTGCCAAGCTAGTTGCTGAACGTGTCAATGAACAACTCAAAGACATCAAAGGCAAACTAGACTCTGCTTACGAAGTCCGTGACGAAGCTATCCGTGAAGCTGCTAAAATTAAAGAAGAACAGAAAGCTGCTCAAATCGGTAAACTCGAAGAAGAAGGCAAGCACAAGGAAGTATACGAACTTAAACTAGCCGACCTACAAGGTAAGCTAGAAGCTCGTGATGCACAAATTACAGAACTTACACGTAACACTGCTGTTCGTGAAGCCATCTCTGGTCTAGAGTTCCGTAACGAGTCTGCTTCTAAAATGGCATACACCGAAATCGTTGGTGATCTTATCCAAGACGAGAACGGTGCATGGATCCATAAATCTGGTATCTCAATCAAGGAGTTCGCTGCTCTTTACCGTAAAGACGATGAAAAGTCTTTTCTTTTCAAACCAAAACAAAGCTCTGGCGTAAACACTGGTACTCCAACTAGTGCTCTACAGAGCGACCCAACTAAAGTGACCAAGCCTCTATCAGAAATGAGCCATGAGGAACTCATGCAAGCCATTAATGCTGGTGCATTTAACGGCGAAAATGACGGTCGTATTTGGTAAATTAAAAATTTAATAACAACTTTATTATAAATATCCATCTATTCAGATGGCAAGCAAATTTAAGGAAATAAACTTATGACTGCTTCTCTTAACACATTCGGCAACCAAACTTATGCCCTACAAAACGCTCTTAGCGTATACTCAGATGAGATGTACACATCAGCTCGTCGCCTAAGCGCAACAGGTATTGTTGGTTCAACAGGCATGATCGACACTTCAACAGAAACTTATGTTGGTCAAATGCGTTTCTTCAAACCAACTGAATCAGTTGTTAACACTGCTCGTCTTGACGATGCTCAAAACGGTGGCGTTTCAAGCTTCAATTCAGCACTAGCTACATACATCAAACGTGTTGGTACATATGGCCACTCACAAGTTAACATGACTCAGGTCGTTGCTCAGCGTGACGGTCTTGCCAAAATCGCTAAAGATTTCGGTGAAGTCAAAGCTAACGACGAGCACAATGCTGTTCTTTCAACTCTAATCGGTGTTGCTAAATCAGAAGCCTCTTACGGTGCTGGTTCAGTTGCTGACGCCGTTACTGGTGGTATCACTGGTTTTGATAACGTTTCTGCTACTGCTGCTAACGCTGTTCAAGAACACGATGCTGCTTCTGTTGTCACTTCAGGTGTTTCAGGTGCTGGTGAAC